GCACGCCGATGCCCCCTTGCGGTTCGCCCAGGAACTGCGGGACGGGAAAGCCGCGGCCGCCACCAGGCGCCGACTGTCGGCCGTGGACAAGGCGATGATCCGTAAGCGCATCGCCGATGGTACGGTGGACGAGGCCTTCATCGCCGAAATGCAGGACCGATATACCTTCAGTCTGCTCAACCGGCGTGCTCAGGACATCGCCCGGACCGAAACCGCCAAGGCCGCGAATGAGGGCAAGCGGATCAGCTGGCGACAGGCCCGGGACGAGGGCCTACTCCCGGAGGGCGTCCGCCGGTTCGTGATCGTCACCCCCGACGAGAGACTGCGGGATACCCATGCCGCGGTCCCGGAGATGAACCCGGACGGCGTGGGGCTGGATGAGCCCTTCGATACCCCCTGGGGGCCGCAGATGGGACCACCCTGGCCTGCGGATCCTTACAACTGCCGATGTGATGACGCCCTGGTATTCCCTTCCGGGGGGGTGCTGTGAAGACCCAGACCATGTCCCGGCGGGCGCACGAGGTGCGGGAACTGCCCCAGATCTCGGAGTCGGCTCGTAAGGCGTTGATCGAGGCATCGAACATCCTCCGCGAAGGCTTCACGGGCACGATCGAGCTGGAGTGCAGTCACGGGGGTGTGAAGCGGATGCACACGAATGAGACGTGGCGGCCAGGAGAGTATGGCGAGGATTCCCCTTGACGCTTGTCGTAGGTCCGTGAGATGATATGTACCGTCGAAGTAGGGTAGTGGCGCAGCAGACATACCGGTAGCCTTGTACCCCGCCCACGTGGCGGCAGCCTACAAGCCCCGGCCCTATCTCCCTCGAGGAGGTGGGCGCCGGGGTTTCTGCGTTCAGGGGGCCAGATGAAGACAGAGTTCAGATTCGTGACCGCCAAGGCGACCGGCCCCGCCAGGGACGAGCTGCTCATGGGCCGCACCTACAAGGTCTTCCCCGCCCAGCTGGTCCAGGAGCAGGTCCTCCACAACAACCTCGGTCTCACCTTTCTGCCGGCCGAGGACATCAACGCCGAGTGGGCGGAGGTCGCCAACGCCGCCCCCGTGGTGATGAATCATCCCACGGACGAAAACGGCAATCCCCTGTCTGCCCGCTCCCCCGCGATCCTCAACGGTGCGGGCCTGGGGTTTCTGTTCAACACCCGGGCCAAGGATGGCCAGCTGAAGGCCGACGTCTACCTGGACACCACCCGCTCTGAAGAAGTCACCAGCCTGCAGGCGGCCCTGGAATCCCTGGACGCCGGCGACCCGGTGGAGCTCTCCACGGGCTTTGCGGTCGCTGTCGAGGAGACCGCCGGGGTCCACAACGGACGCCGATACGACCGGATCATCCATCCGATCGGCTTCGATCACCTGGCCATCCTCTCCGAGGGGGTCGGGGCCTGCTCGATCTCCGATGGTTGCGGTCTGGGCGTCAACGAAGGTCAGGAGCCCGGCTTCTGGGGGAGTCTGCGTCAGGCCGTCGATACCCTGATCGCCAACGTCCGCCGCATCTACACCCCCGCCGGCAACGAGTCCGACAGCGACAAGAGGCAACTGCTCGCCGATGCGCTCCGCAAGGCCTTCGGCGACGAGGACACCAGTGTCTGGGTCGAGGATGTATTCAGCGACGCGAATCTGGTGGTCTACGAGGTCACGGGATCGGGAGAGGAATCCGGCACCTACCGGGTCAGCTACCTGGTCTCGGACGATGGGGCCGTTACGTTCGGCAGCCCGGAGGCTGTCCGCAAGGTCACTACGTATGAGCCCGTGGAGGTGCAGGCGGGCAACACGAAGAAGGAGGAGGAAGGGATGAACAGGGAGCAGATGATCGCTCACCTCGCGGAGGCCGGGCCGCTGGGCGCCGAGGAGCTCGCCAAGCTCACCGACTGCCAGCTGAAAGCCCTAATGGGCGTGGGCGAGGACCCCGAAGAGGGCGACGACGGCGAGACCCCGCGCCCCGGCGATGCCGTGAGTCCGGCGGAGGTGGCCGAGCTCAGGCGGCAGGTGGCCGAGCTGGTGGAGTCGAGCGCCGAGGCCGTGGCCGAGCGGGACCGCCAGCGCAGCGAGATGATCGCCGAGCTGGTGGCCAACGATCGGTGCCCGTGGGACGAGGCCGAGCTCAAGACCAAGTCCCTGGTCGAGCTGCGCAAGGTACGCGCGCTGCTCAAGGGCGAGAACTACGTGGGGCAGGGCGGGCCGCGGCAGCCGCAGGCTCAGCTCTCCCACATGCCGGTCAAGCCCTACTGGGAGCAGACCGAGAAGGAGGGTGACTGATCATGAGCGCGACTCCCAAGACCATCATCCTCAAGGGCGATCCCATCCGCAAGGAGGGCGTCGCCAGTGAGGCCATCACCCCCGGCCACCTGGTCGAGTTCGGCGGGTCCAACGACCTGCAGGCGCACTCGACGGCGGGGGGCAACGCCCGGAAGGCGTTCGCGGTCGAAAACGACCTGGTCGGGGGCGCCATCACCGATGCCTACGCCCAGGACGACACCCTGCAGTACGTGATCGCCAGGCCCGGGGATGAGGTCTATGCCCTGCTGGCCCACGGCGAGAACGTGAGCGAGGGCGATGCCCTGGAGAGCGACAGCAACGGCGCCCTGCAGGAGCACACCGCGCCGGGCGGCTCGGACAGCGGCCTCCAGATGGATGCCATCGTGGGCTACGCCCTGGAGGACCTCAACAACACCACAGGGGCCGAGGCCCGCATCAAGGTGGAGGTGGCGTGATGATCCTCATCGGAGACAGGCAGATCTACGACCGCTGGGCGGGCGGCATCCACATGCGGCCCGTGCTGGCGGACAACTCCCTGGGGGTGAACGCAGACGGGATGGACATGTCCGTCAACGCCACCCTGCGCAAGGACGAGTGGGAGATCATCGACGCCCGGGTCAACGAGGAGGCCCGTCACCGTCTGCGTCTGGTCGAGGCATTCCGATCCCGCGGGCTCATCCAGCCGGTGGGGGTGGGCGACATCGAGCGGGTGACCGAACGCCTGGAGGCCTTCACGGAGGCACAGGTCTCCTTCGATGCCGACACCCGGCCCGAAGAGGACAAGGCCAGCTACCTCTCGGACCGTCGGGCCATCCCGATCATCAGCCACGGATTCCGGATCGGGTTCCGCCAGCTCGCCTCGAGCGAGCGGCGTGGCGCCAACCTGCAGGCGGACACGGCGGGTCTGGCGGCCCGAGCGGTGACCCACCGGCTCCAGGCCCTGATCACCAATGGGATCGCCAGCGGCGCTCCCAGCGGTGGCGGGATCCCGGGGCTGACCACGGCCACCAACGCCATCGACGTCTCCCTGGCCACGGCCTGGGACGACTCGGGCGGGGACCCGATCGGGGACACCGAGCGGATGCTGGAAGCGGCCTACGCGAAGTACCTGTTCGGGCCGTTCGTGATGTTCACGCCGAAGAACTACTGGGCGTTCCTCCAGGGGGACTACAAGGACTACACCGAGAAGACCTACCTGGAGCGCATCCGGGCGTTCGAGGACATCGCCGACGTGATCCCGCTCGATGACCTCTCGGACGACAACGTGCTGCTGGTGCAGATGACGCGCGACGTCATGGACATCAGCGAGGCCATGACCATCACCACCTGGCAGTGGCAGAAGACCCCCGCTGTCACGCACTTCCGGGTGCTGGCGATCATGGGCCCGCACATCAAGTCGATCGAGACGCAGGACGGAGACACCATCAACGGCATCATCCACCTCTCGTAAGGGGCGGACGATGAAGAGCGGATGGTTCAAGAACCTCGGGGCGCCACACCGGCGCCCCGACGGTTCCAAGGTCCCGCGCGGCGGCATCTTCCAGGCCACCGAGGATGAGGCGAAGCGGTACGCCTACAAGCTCCAGCCGGTGCCCGCTCCCGAGGGGGCAAAGGAGCTGAAGGCAGCGGTCCCACCGGTCGAGAAGGCCGAGGTGGGTCCGACCAAGGCGCCTCCGACGGCCAAGCCGACCGAGAAGCTCATCAACTGGACGCTGAAGCTGACGCCATCCGAATACCTGGAACGGTATCCGAATGGTCCGAATGCCGACGCCGCCAGGAGGCTCCTCGGAGGTGAGTGATGGCCCGCACCAGCGCAGCCGAAGTCATCCTGGCGATCGACACCGACCTGACGACTGACCAGATCGGCGGGTACATCGAGACCGCCAATCTGTGGGTCACGGAGAACCTCGCCGGCGATGGTCTCTCGGATTCCCTGCTGACGCAGATCGAGAAGTACCTGAGTTGCCACTTCGTCACGCTCCGGGATCCCCGCATCAGAAGTACTCAGGTCGGTGATGTGGCAGAGACCTACCAGCGGGACACCAGGCTCAGAAGGCGGCCGCGGCCCTGGATTCGACCGGAAAGGTCGAAGACCAGTTCATGCGCGACAAGGGGCGGCAGCGCTTTGACTACCGTGCCGGAGACGGGTTCGCCTCATGACCGTGACCCTCTCGCGCCGGGTGCAGTTGGAGACCGTCGAGATCGAGGTCTACGCCGGCCGGGACGGACAGGGCATGGCCAGCTACGACAGTGCGGTGGAGATCGAGGCCCGGGTCGTGCGTGAGGATGCGGTGGTAATGATCAGCGGCGGAACCGAGGTGAAGACGGTCCTGACCCTCTGGGTTCCGGGCGACCAGAGCCCATTGCCCGGGGACCAGGACCGCATCACCTACGAATCGGAAGCCTACGTCGTGGTCGACCGCAAGGAGGGCAAGACCCTCAAGGGCGTGATCGACCACGTGCGGGCTCAGTGCCGGGAGGAGTGATGGGCAAGACCGCCGACAGCTTTGAGCATCTGCGCAGGAAGATAAAGGAGCTGCGGCGGGGTGGCCCCCGGATCCTGGACGTGGGCCTGAAGCAGATCGGCGAGGAGATCATGACGGACGTGAAGGCCTCCCGCCCCGGAAAGGGCGTGCCCAAAGACACCGGGGCACTGTCCGAAACCGGGGTGGTGGAGGGGCCGGTCGACCACGTAGTGACGCTCGCGTTCGGGGGCGATGCCGCACCGTATGCGCTCGTCCAGCACGAGAAGCTGACCTTTCACCATGACCTGGGAGAGGCCCGCTATCTGGTGCGGGGGCTAGAGCGCTGGAGGCCTGACGGGGCCAGTGTGCAGAGGGCCATGAAGGAACTGGCTGGGGCGGTGACCGTGGCCGCATCGAAGGCGCCCTGATGGGTGTCGTAGAGGACGTTCAGGCCTTCCTGGTCCAGGAGGGAATCGTAGATGGAGACACCGTCTGGCCGTCGGTACGGCGCAACCTCCACGACGACTCGCAGCGCTTGGTGGTCATTACCGAGGACGGGGGTCCGGCGCCCCAGATCGCCCGGGATGAGGGACTGGGAGATGCCGCTGTCAAGGACTCCGGCGCCCACATCCTGGTCCGGGCCGAACGCCAGAATGGGGACGCGGCTTATGCCAAAGCCAGGGAGATCATGGATGCCCTGCACGGCCTGGCGGGGGAGGTGCTCGGGAGCACGGAGTACATCCGGGTGGTCGCACTCACGAGCGAGCCGGTCTTCCTGCAGGATGAGACCGAGCGGCCGCTCTTCACGATCGCATTTCGACTGATGGCGCCGGTGGGCGCATAGGAGGTCACGATGGGAACCGGATTTATCGCACACGGCACCACCGTCCAGTTCAACAGCGTCACCGTCGGTGGCCTGCTGAGCGTCAACCCCAGTGGACGCTCCAAGGGGGACGTGCGGACCACCGACAACGACTCCGCATTCGATGAGGAGTACAAGCCGGGCATCCGCGAGGGCGGCACGATCAGCTTCGAGCTGGCCTATGATCCCGACGATCTGGGCCAGCAGGAGCTGCAGGAGAACTACGAGGCGGACGATGAGGTGGTCGAGACCGTCATCACGCTTCCGGATCGCGCTACCGCGGGCAGTGAGGTCACGACCTTCACGTTCGATTCCTATGTGAACGACTTCACCCCGCCGACCCTTCCCCTGGCGGACAACGAGAGGGCCACCCGGACCGTGGTCCTGAAGGTGGCCGGGGCCGTGACTGAGGCCAGCGCCTGATGCCGCCTGTCGAGGGAGTACCCATCGAACTGGGTGGCAAGACGCGGGTGCTGCGTTTCACCAACCGGTCCCGGGCCCGCCTGGAAACCGTGTTCGGGCTCACCCTCAGTCAGGGGGCCACCCAGGGGGGACTCCAGAACAGCATCGTGGCGATCTCCCGCCTGCTCTGGGCCGCCAGTCTCCACGAGGAGCCCAACCTCCAGGCCGACGAGTGCATCGACTGGATTGACGCGCCCAGGGAGAAGGAGATCTGCGATGCCCTGGGACTCGCAATCCTGCAGTACTTCGGGGTCGACGAGGAGGACCTGAAGGGAGAACCCGAAGAGGGAAAAGACGAGACGGCCACGCACTGACCCTCAAGGAGATGTGGTGTCGTGCCGTGGCAGCGGGGATACCCGACGAGGTCTTCTGGGACTGCACGCTGGCGGAGGTGGTCATGCTCTACGAGCATATCGTCGACCAGGGAGTTGAGACAGAGCGCCGAGCCGTCCTCCGTGCTGGCCTGATCGCCTCCGCGATCTACAACGCCCGAGCCGGAAAGGTCGTCTGTCGTCCCGAGGACTTCCTT